CATCTCGTCGTCTTCGACGGCTTGAGCCATTGCAGTCTTAGGCGCTGCCTTCGGTTGCGGTGCTGGAGCTGGTGCTGCCATGCTGATCTTGCCGTCGCTGTCGAAGGACTGCGTGCCGTCGTCCACCGCATCCATGCCAGCAGGTCTCTCGATCCACGACACCACATCAAAGTTAGGTATGCGTGTAGTGCCTTTGCCGATCTTCTCTAGCGTGGAGGACTTGTACTCAATGACTGGTAACTTGCCAGCGTTGGCTGCTTGACCTGCCTCGATTGCCTTCCACAGTTTTTCAAGCCCCATGTTCGGACCTGTACCGTTTGCGCTCCACTCAGCGAGTCCCATCTCCTTGTTATAGAACTTGATGGAGAAACCGCGCTTGTGATCAGGGGACGGTTGAGCACCCTTCTTACCCAGCGACACATCTGGTTGCCAGTCGCGGACACCTTCTCCGAGGTGCATCCAACCAGTCTGCAACGAGTCAGTATCCACAACCATTTTCTTTGGTGTGAATTCCTCCTTGTTTGAGTTGAGCCATGCGTTAGCAGATGGCATGAAGCGAATGTAATTACCACCGCCAGATGATGATGAAAGATTAAGCATTTGAGCCTTTCGAGTTTATGTTGCACAAGGCAACGGTTTAGGGGAATGGATTATTGACCTAATGAGTAATCTCGCGCAAGAGTGAGACCACTACTCTCTTTCTTGGTGAGCGTGTCAATTAAGTCTTTTGATTCTTTGGGAAGTAACTTGGCTGCTTCAGATGGACTAATTAGTTCGCTAGAGACCAACTGATCCGCAGGGATACCAGCGTCGTGTAATTGGTTCTTTGCATCGTTCTCGTCAATCCACTTGCGGTACGCACGCTTCGGCTGCATCTGCCAACCCTTGATCACTTCACCTGCCTCGATGCGTTTAACTGCGTGATCTCTCACAGCGTCAATGAACTTCTCAACAAGTGGAGCGCGTTCTAGCAAGTCTGCGATCTGCTCTGGTGTGAGCGTCACCACCACAGACTTCATCTCTTCTTTAGTCATCACAGCAAGATTAGGCGTGGCAGCAATAACCTCAAAGCCTTTTCTTTGCGCAGGACAGATTGCTTTTGCTGGACACCATTGGCAACCGTCTTCTGTTGGCGTGGGTTCGGTGTCGCCCTTCTTGATTGCTTGAATCGCTGGAGTTAATCTAGTCGCTGCCCAGTCGTTCAATTCCTTGAATGTGATCTTGTGCGTGCGTGGTTCACCGTGATGAGGTTGAATGATGGACAGCTCGATGTTGCTGAATTCAATCTTTGCGTGACGCATTGCACCGATGGCGTATATCTTCATCTGGTCTGAATCAGCGTCTACATACCCTCTGCCAGTCTTCAAGTCTGCAATGACTAGGGTTGACTTCTCGTCGTTCCATGCAACCACATCGGCAGTACCACCCAGCTCGATGTCCTTGTCCTTGTACACGGTGACATACTGCTCAACCTTCAATGTGCCAAGTCTTAACTCCAAGTCCCTGATGTGGTTCACATGAGCTGCTGCAAAGTCTGCGTTCTGCTCGGTGATAAGAATGTCTTTGATGGTCTTACCCACCCAGTCATAGGGGCTTGAGTTAGTAAGGAATGCAGTCTCAGCTACTTCGTGAATGGCAGTACCAATCTGCGCAGCCTCTCCTGCTGGCTGGTAAGGGATGTCTGCACAAAGCCTCACAGATGCAGGACAAGAGAGCCAGCGCGTAGCTGCCGATGGGCGTAGTTTGATCATTAGTTGTTTTCCTGTAAATGCAAAATTGTGTAGATGCGACCTCGAATCTCTTGCGTCACAGCGTGACCCAGCTCGTCAGGATTGAGCATCTCTTTGAGCAGCTCGTCACGCAACTTAACTTGCTTTCTGGTGTTTTCTAATTGCAAGGTAAGCCAGACAATATGCTCGCGCATTGCGTTGCGTTCTTCTTCGTTCATTGTTTTGCTCTCAGTTCTCTTATTGCGTTTGCAGCAAATGCAAAGTAGTTGTCCTTACCAACTCTGGATTCGTGTAGTTCGTCGCAAATAGCAGCACAGGCTTCGCGCTCGGCTAAGACTGCCTCTTCAATCATGCGTTTGACTAGTTCGTGGTTGTAGGTTGCGTTGACTTGATCGATCATTTATCCTGACTCCCGTAGTAAGCGATCATGGTTGCGTCAGCCCTGCCAGAGTCCTTAACGCGAGAAAACACTTGCTGGTGTTCTGGATGTAGTTCCATACAACGGTGTCTGATTGCGTCCTTACCCTTTGCGCAACCCGTAGCCTTCTGCCAGACCAAGGGATTGATGTAGGTGATGGGTACTGAGAAAGACGCGAGTGCGCCTTCAATAATTCCAGCAGCTCTGCCAAAGGCATACATACTTGCTGTGCCTTGGTTTGGCATTGCGCCTGTGCGTTCTACGAATGCGTGCGTAGGAGCGAAGACCTTGACAATGCTTGCTACGCCCTGCGCAGAGACTTGGCGCTTGTTCTTGCCACCTCTGAGAACCTCCACGATAGGCATATCGACAACCTGCTCAAACTTGCCGTCAACATAAAGTGAAAAGGCTCCGAGTGCGCCAACATCCACACCCATCACCCTAATCATTCTTAACCCCCAGAGCCTCGACCCGTGATGCGATCAAGCGATCTGTTGCGGTTTTAAGTTTCTCTATGCTGGTGATTAGGGGTACGGTATGCCCTGCTATCCAGCGAGACATTTGAGCCTGATCTATGCCAGCTTCACGGCATATATCGGACATCTTGAACCCAGCTTTATCAGCGCGTTCTATGATTTCGGTTATGTAGTTCATGGCTAGAATGTTAACTCATAATTGACGAGTTCAACAAGACAGGCAAAAAAAGGGGCTGAGTCCTGTCACCCAGCCCCTATCAAGGCAACTGCACCTCTTGCGGAGACATAGGCACAGGTGACAGGGAAACTACACCCTGTCGAGGTCTATTGTATTGGGGTAATAGTTGACTAAATAGTAGGGGCTTGATGATGTAGTCAATTAATGTATGATTGGCATATCAACAACCAAAGCTAGGGAGCAAACATGAAAGTCGTAGAAGTTTATTGTCAAGAGGAAAAATTCAATCCTCGTCTTAATTGCACCGTATCAGGTGCATGGATAGTTCGATATGAAAATGGTATCGAAGTACCTATCTGCCGTGACTATGAGGCTTCCAGCTCCAAAGAAGCATTAGCCATCTTGAACCAAGACAAAACTTGGAATCACAACGCACCCTATAACTCTCAATTCCTTGGCGCACAACCCGCACGCGCTGGTCAAGATTATTAAAGGAGCAAACAGCATGACCGAAACCCTATACAAATTTAACTGCGAAGTGGAAGGCGTAGAACTCACCTGCCACTTGGAGTACGAACCAGAAGAGCTAAACCACGGGGAAGCGCCAGACTTCCCAGCTTGCATGAATCTGGTCAATGCCTTTTGTGGTGACATTGACATCGCTCACATTCTTATGCAGTCCATCGTGGATCACATCTGCGAAGAAGCCCTCACACAATTTAACTCTGAAAGCGACGAATGAAACATCAAAACTATACCGAGAACTTTGAAGTCGATGGTCCTTACCAAGACAACAAGATCAGCCTTGTTGATTGCGTTTTCATCTTCCTTGCTGGCGTAACCGTCGGTGTCATTGCATTTATCTTAATTACAGGAAACTAATATGTCAGTAGAAAAGAAAATCGACGAGATGGTCTTGAAGTACATACTTGCTGCCGAAGGCAAAGCCAGAATCATGTCTCCACCAGACATCGGTAAACTGGTTAGAGAGGCAATGCACAAGGGTGCAATGCTTGGATACGACGCTGGCATGAAGATGTCCTTGCGTGCTCACGGCAACGAGCTGGAGGTTGCAGAGCTGACCGTCAAAGAGTTGACCGAGCGCGTAAAAGAGTTAGAGATGCAAATGATTGCTTCTCAGCAATGACAGAGCCAGTCATCAAGACGCAATGGGTCAAGACTCCATCGTGGAATAAGACCCAGACCAAGTGCGATACCCTTGGTGTCTGCCAAGCATTACCTAAGATTACCTGCATCACTTGCCCACGGCACAAAGCAAATGCGAAAAAAAAGTAAATACAAACCCAAAGGTGTGCGCCTCGATGCCACCACCTATGTCTTGAATGGTTTTAGACTTGTGTCCACGACTGGCAGCGCGGTTCTCGATCTAAAGATAAAGAACCACTCTGCCCTAGAAGCGCTTAGGACGGGTCAAGCAAAGCGCTACGACCTCGACTCCATCATCTCAGCTTTGAATGTCTCCGAAGCGCTCTCAAGGCTTGGCATTGGGCATGAGTATGTAGACGAGATCAAAGAAGGTCAAGACGCATTGCTGGAGCTATCGCGTCGCGGTATCAACCGTCAAGATAGGTTTGTGGCGAAGGCATCTGAACTGACAGCGATCAACTACGGCATGGAGCTGCACGACGCACAGCTCGACATCACCACCATTGCGCAGCTTGAGAAGGCACTCGATATTGTTATGAATGAGATAAAGTCACGCAAGGCTAGAGTCATTGAGGAGAAGACGGCATGACACGACACATAGGCATTTCAGTCCCTCACCGTAAGGTTGAGGACGACGACGACATCCAGACCTACAAAAGAGCGTGGGTATCCCTTAATGACGAGCAGGTACACAAGTGTATTGCGTATGCCAAAGGGGGCTGCGACATCGAGCAGACCGCTAAGAATATTGAGTTGAAATTAAAGGGGCTTAACTATGATTGAAAATATATTGACCATCATTGTTTTGCTTGTCCTTGGCGCAATGATTGGACTTGGTGTTATTTTCGCAATTCTTTATTTCGGACTAGACGACAAATGAAGCCAGTCAGGTTGCCCCGTCTAATCTCCCTGATCACTCAGAAGGGGTACACGGCAGTCGAGCTGGCTGAGATTCTTTTCTGCACTATCAGGTCCAGCAGAGACATGATCGCCAAGCTGCGTAAGGACGACAAGGTGCATATCCAGTCGTGGCGTAAGACCAGCGTGACGCAATGGTCTGCTGTTTACAGGTATGGCATCGGAGTCGATGCAGATAAGCCAGAGCCTGTGAGCAGCAGCTCAAGGCTTAGAAAGCACCGAGCCAAAGAAGATGCAGACGCAAAGGAAAGAAGACTAACCAAGCAGAATCAACTAAGACGCAAGATTAAGCGCGACCCGTTAACTGCTGCATTTTTTGGTGAGATATGAAGACACACACATTCGCTTGGCAGTCCGAGCACCCGTTCAAGCACTTGGTAATTGATGACTTCTTTCAAGATCAACTTGCTCTGCAAATATCTCAAGACTTTGACACAGTAAAAGACTTCTGGGTGCATTACAACAACGCACTTGAGCACAAGTCAACCATGAATCATTGGGGTGCTTTCCCCGCCAGTATTTATAAAGCAATGCAGCACCTTGTGTCTCCTGACTTTGTGCAGCAGATTGAGCACCTGACTGGATGCACGCTATACGCTGACGCTGGTCTTCATGGTGCTGGTATGCACAGGCATATCTCTGGGGGAAAGCTCAACCCGCATCTCGACTACTCAATACACCCCAAGCTATTGCTTGAGAGACGGTTAAATCTAATCGTGTATCTAACACCAGACTGGCACAAAGACTTTGGAGGTCACTTAGGGATGTGGAGCGAGCCGTCTGACCTCGTAAAAGAGGTGATGCCTAAATTTAATCGCGCTGTTTTGTTTGACACAACAAACTCATTACATGGACTCTCACGACCCGTTCAATGCCCAGAAGACTTTGCACGCAAGTCCCTTGCGGTGTACTACTTGTGCGAGCCAAGACCGCAAGCAGAGGAAAGATACCGAGCGCTGTACTCACCAGCAAAGGGTCAGGAAAATGATCCTAATGTGCTGGAACTTATTGCGCTGAGAAGTCGTGTTTAGGGGTCAGTCGAGCAACCCTTGAATTGGCTGTCCATGCAAAGCGACTGGTACTTTTTCTATTCCAAGCTCTTTTGCTAAATAAGCTCTATGTCTGCCGTCCTCTTTACCTGTCGAATATATATGTAAGGGGTCTAACTTACCGCCAGACTCAATATGCCTTTTTAATGCTGCAATGTTGTCTAGCGACTCATCATCAAGTTTTAATGGTCTGACTTTTTGTAAAAACTCATCTGGTGTCATGTATGTTAAGTTGCCAGCAAATTCTTCATATCTTGTGCCAGCAGGGGCTAATGGATATTGGAATGAAGTTTCATCTGCTATGTAACCAAACTTCTTAGCGTTTTTAATTGATTCTTTATCCATAGAAATGGGAAGTTTATCAAGACCCATATCCCTTAAAACAGCATATCTATGTCTTCCATCACCAAACACAACCCCGCCATCTTTATTTACAGAAACATTACTAGCGGTCATTGACTTTGCATCTTTAAGCCAATTTTCAAATCCTTTATATCTTCCCTCGATACCACCTTCACCGCCTTTGCCAACATATTGCCAATCAGTTTTTGAAAACGCTTTATCAAATGTTTCTGGATTTATATTAACTATTTGATTTCCCGCTTTTTCTTCTAATTTGTGCATTGTTATCGGTAAAACTTTGTCCTCAATCTGAAGACTTGGAGTTAAATTGCTTTTTCTAGCAATGTTTTGAGGTGCTGCAAACATCGGCTGCGGAGTAATAGGTGCAAGCAGACCGCCTTCACCTAGCATTGCACGATTGATCTGAGAGCCAACCAAGCGACCAGCTCCACGCGCAGCAGGACCAGCCATAGGCGCAACCGTCATCATGGCTTCAGCAGTCTCTGGCTTTAGCAATGGCACATTGGCTTGACCTATGTTCGTCAACGGTTCACCGTAGGACATACGCTCAATGGTCTTAGGTAGACCAGTTGACTCAAGCAGACTAGCCAGACCCTGCATCTGCTGGGTGCGTTGTGGTGATCTTAAATAGTCGTAGCCACCATAGAGCAAACCAAGCAAAGGGTTCTGCGGTGTAGCGCCAATATAGTCTGCCATTTACTCACCCAATAAAGTAGCAGGTGCAGCGCCAGCAGAGGTTGAATAACCTGCGCGTCTAGTGGACTCGCCTAGTGCTCTGCGTTGCAGTTCTTGCATGACAGGGGATATTCCCATCAGCAGTTGTTGTTGCTGGTTAAAACTAGGGTCTAATACGCTACGGGATAAGGCTTCTGCGACATTCTGATCAATGCCTTGGATGCGTGGACCGAGCTGGCGGTAGAGGTTAGTCATACCACCAAGCACATTACCACCAGCCATTTGAGCACCAGCACCGATCAAGTCTGTGGGTGATGGTCCTGCCATCTCAGCAATGTCTTGCTGGATAGGTGCAGTTGGTGAGCCACCCTCAATGCGAGACCTAGTGATAGCCATCTGGCGCTCACGCTCTAAGTTCTTAACGAATGCCTCGTATTCACCTTGAGAGTTAAAGACGGTGCGCATACGGTCACGCATCTCACGACTATTGATGAATCTTCCAGCAATGTCACCAGTCTCCTTCATGCCGTATATTTCGTCACGCAAAGACTGAACTGCACCGAGTCGATACATCTGGCGCTCACCGTCGTCGGATAACTTAGCCAACTCGCGGTTGATCTCTGCTGGCGACTTCTTCAAAAACTTGGTAGAGCCAGCCTCTAGAGCGTCCTTCAATAACGACTCACTATTAAATGTCTTGACAGCTTCACCGTAGACAGGCACGCCAGTCTTCTTGTCTGTAATGGCATTGAGCAGTTCAATGCGTAATTCGTTTAAGTCATTGGCGCGTGATGACTTACCAGCCCTCTTAGCCTCGTTTGCTGCATCTCCAACATACTTGTAAGCCTTATCCAGCATTAGCATACTGTTTGGCGGTAAATCAGCGTACTGCGGTAATCCGCGAGCGCTTTCAATAGCTATCTTGATGTCGCGTGACTTAGCCAGCAACTCGTCAATCTTTGGAGAGTAAACCTCACCAGCAGCAAAGGCTTGCTCGTACAAAGGTCTAGCCTTCTCAGCGCGAGTCTTGATGATCTCGTCGGCAACCTCAAAAATATCACGCTCACCGATTGCCGTTAAATCTGTAATGTCCTTAGTGATGCGTGGACCAGCGCCTACGGCACGCTCTACAAGCATCTGGCGCACATCTGTCTGAGCACCACTAGGGACTGCCATCGCACCGCGTGCAAGCCTACGCATAGACTCGCCAGTAATGTCTGCCAATGTCTCGTCACGAGCGCCCAGAGTTCTAACTGTCTCAGCCTGACGCGCAGCTAACTGCTCAGGACTTGTGCCTTCGCGTATCAATGCGCGTGCAATCAACTCTTGAGCCTTAGTCTCTGCTGTTTGTGCTGGAGCGCCTGTTAAGACATTTGCAATCTTGCGTCCTACTGGTGCGACTACGGTGCTTACAGCAGGTGCTGCTGCACCCATACCTAGACCTAATCCACCGCCAAGCAAACCACCTGTAACACGACTAGGTAGACCGCCTTCAGCGCCACCTACACCAGACGCAACGCCTGATGCAACGCCATAACCAGCGCCACGACCCATTTGAGCTAGTAGGCTTGGAGCTTTCTGAGCAATAGTCTGCGCCATCCTTGCACCAGTTGCCTCAAGTGCAGGAGCTGCTGCGCCACCAGTCAGATATGTTGCACCAAGTGCAGCAGCCACAGGCGCTAAACCGCCACCTATCTCTGCCATTGTTGAGCGTACAGGATACTGCTCACCATATTCCTTGAGTCCAGCCCTGACGCGGGAAAGCATCTGCTCGTATTGAGGACCGCTAATAGCGCCAGCCCTAAACGCTGCTTCTATCTCGTCAGCAGTATTGAATGTCAAACCTTGTAGGAATGGTCCTGCAATGGTTGAAGGGATAGGAGCACCGCCAGCCTTGGTTGCGGTTTTAATCGCTTGCTCATAGCGTGATATAGAAAATCCCTCAGACTTTAAGTAGGAGGCAACCATCTCAGGTGACTGACCTTGCTGCTGCAAGGTTTTGACATTTTGCTGGACGCGTTCAATATTTGTATCAGCCATCTGTAACCTCTACTCGTTTGGTTTTCTTAGATTAAATCTCTGCCACCACTCTTGACGAGTCTGCGGAATGTTTGTTGTGGTTGCGCCACCAATGATCTGCTCTGGTGTCTGTACACGCTTGAATGGATCGAATACAACCTGATTAGGATCAAGTTTGTAGTTCTTTGCGACATCTATGTATCTTGCCATCAAGTCGTTAGACATGACGCGCTGAGACTCAACAATATTTCTAGCTTGTTGCAAGAAATCTGTTCTAACTTTTTCGCCTAAACGCTCACCACTTAAAGCCTTGTTGTACATATTGCGTACCGAATCAGGTACGCTTCCAGCGTTCTGAGCAGTAGCGAATTCACCCTCACGCACAACCGAGCCAGGATCGAGCACCTTCATAAAACCATAAACCAAAGCAATGTCACCAGCAGGTGACGGGTTCTTCGCTGCGGTTTCAATCTTTTGATACGCTTGACCCAGTTCAACATAAGGCTTGACTTGCGCTTGAAATTCACCACGCAAGTCTTTCTCATTAGAGAATATCTTAGGTTGCGCTGGAATGATCTGTACTGCTCCACCAGCCATAGGCGCTGCTTGAGGTGCGCCAGCACCAGCAGCAGGTACAACGGCACTAGGTGCTGTACTAGGTGCGCCAGAAGGGGCTGGAGCGCCAGCAGGACGAGGAGCACCACCTACACCGCCACCTCCACCACCAATTTGGAAATAGCCACTCTCAGCACCACCAACAATTTGAGGTGCAAGAGTCTTACCAAAACTTGTACCTGCTGGAACTTTATCTTTATCCATAAATGTAATTAAGCCACCCCTATCGACTTGGATAAGTTCTCTTGCTGGTCCAAATCCTTGAACAGTTCTAAATGTGCCGTCACTCATTTGATTGACTAGTATTTGCTTACCTTCAGAGTCAGTAACCTTGATTGGCGCTCCCATTGGTTTCTCTATTGGAGCAAACTGTCCAGAGACAGGGATAAATTGACCACTCTTTGTACGCTGCACATACTCGCCAGATGCGGTTTTAAAGATATCTCCAGTAACTTCTTCTCTTGGCTTAATCTTTAGGGCTGACTCTAAATACTTTGCTGCAATGTCTGGATATCCTGATCTTTCAGCAATCATGTATTTATTCATTGCGTCTTGATACAACATATCTTGCTGAGACATTCTTTGCGTAGGCGCTTGCACTTGTTGACCGATTAAGTTTGCACGCGCAACGGTAGGACCAGCAGGTAGACCATCCATAGATATGGCTTGATCTGGTGTGATCGTTGTGACTTCACCACCACCACCACCCATTTGCGGTTGCATTTGTTGCGTTTGCAAAGCTCTGCGGAAGTCTTCCATACGCTTGGCTTCCATTAGTTTCTGGCGCATCAACAAACTCTGTACAGCACCTTGCTGTGCTTGCTGATACCCACCAGCACCTGCTTGCAAAGCACCGCCAAGGGCTTGACCTAAAGAGATCGGTGTACGGCTTGGACCGCCAGCCTGTAAGAGTGCTGCTGCTGCTTGCAGCATTGCTTGGTTTCTAATTCCACTTTGCTGATCAGCGCTTAGATAGTCTTCAAGACCAGTACCACCGCCACCAAAGAGTAAACCACTAAAGTCTTGTAAATTTGCCATCATTGCACCTTATAGGAAACCAAGCAAACCGCCAGCTAAAGCACCATACTGCGCACCGCTTGTACCGCCAAATAATGAACCCAAAGAAGCACCACCCAAAGCACCACCCAGTGCAGATGCCGTTTGATTTTTATAGATTGGTGTTGTAGTGCTTTGACCAAGATTTGCAGGTTGCAAACTCAAAGCGCCTTGCGCCACATTCAAACGCTCTAGACCTAAGTTTCGTTGTGCATCGAGTCTTTGTTGCTCGTATTGACGACGCAATTCTTCTTGTGAAAGTCCAAGGTTCTGAGCCTGTGCAAAGCCAGCCTGACGAAGTTGTGCAGACAAGTTACCTGCATTGCGTAAAGCTGCCTCGTCTACCAACGCCCTAGTTACGCCTTGGCGTGTACCACCAAACGCTCCTGCTGCGGTTGCCCTTGCGCCTTCAGCAGATATTTGACCTTGACGAGCACGCTCAATGTCAGCTAGAGAGTAGTCGATTACTTCTTGCTGATACGGGTTCATGTACTTCTGAACCATACCAAGGTTGTACTCAGGGAATGGAGCAAACTGTCTTTGTCCTAAATCGCCAGCAGTTGCTCTAGCTTCCGCAAGGTTTTGTAAATACGCTGCTTTGATGTCTGGGTCAATGCTTGTTGTCGATGTAGATGAAGATGGAGCTTTACCACCAAGAACTTTAGAGCCTAATGCAGCAGCGCCTAATGCAGTACCTAGTCCTGCTGTGGTCATACCGCCAAGCAAACTGCCTCCAGCAGCAGCACCTAATCCACCAGCAGCAGCGCTAGTTCCAAGACCTGCGCCTATGCCTCCAAGTGCAGCAGTTCCAGCACCTAATCCGAGACCACCAACGGTTGAGCCTCCAAGACCAGCACCGAGAGTAGAGCCACCTAAAGATGTTCCAAGACTAGAACCTAATCCTCCATAGGCAGTAGTTCCAGCGCCAGTAAGACCCAAGCCAGTAGAGCCAGCAGTTAGTCCTGTGCCTGTGGCAGCGCCAGTTCCAAGTACATATGGCGCAGCCAAATAAGCACCGCCAGCAAGTAATGCTGCTTTACCAAGATCGGTATTAAGAACCTCGTCGTCAAGGCTTGCGCCTAAGTCGCTGATACCACCGACTACATCTTCTACTACTCCACCCATATCAATCTCCCTTGTCACACCTGTTGGTGTAGATAAAAGCCTTCGATCCGTCTAATAGTGATATTTGACATTTCTCAGACCAGCCAAAGGACTTGGCAAATCTTGCAAGTTTGATGTCATCTTCGCGTATCAGCGCGTAGATAGGCTTCCCAATTAAATCCTCTAAAAGAGCAAAGTCCCTTTGGCAACCCTTTTTGACTTCAGACGACCATCGCTTGATGTCGATGTGAAACCAAAGAAGACCCTCAAAGAACTCCAAGTAAAAGATGTAATCCTCTCGGATACATACAGGTACTTTTCCTGCCCTTAATTCTTGACTCAATTCTAAGTCACCGCTTACCCATTGCGACAACATCAAAACGGTTAACGCCAACGCGCCAATCGTCTAAGACATTGCCCGTGTACCTGACCTTGACCTGTCTGGCAGCGAATCTCACATCTGTGGGTTGTGACGCTGTATACGGTCCATAAGTCGTCTCAGTCGCCATCGGGTACATACGAGTCTTGAAGGACACAACGACTTCACCCAAGGTCTGCTCGTCAGGTATGACGCGACGCACCGACATGATGTTGTCGCCAGCACCGATCTCGTAAGGACCAGACTCAGCGTAGGGGACAGCACCGTCGTAAGTGAATCCGACTTCGTGCTCGTAGATGTAGCCGTCTGACGAAATCATCAAAGGATTGGTGAATACACCTCGATCAGTTCCAGCAGTACGAGCCAAAGAGCCAATAGCCCAATGCCCTTCGCGGTAGTTGTACACCACATAGGAGTCATTCTCATTGCTGGCGCTAGACGGGTAAAACCATATGATCTCGCCATACTTACTATTGTGGACAGCGTAGACCTTGCTTGACTGGTTGTAGTTGATGTTCTGGAAGATGTAGTCACCAACATCTGACACCAAGGGCTTGACATAGCCGTCATATACCCAAAAGCCTGACTTAGACATCCAGATGGCTGCGGTGTCAATGGCTGCTACTGCCTGTGAGGAGATCACGCCACAGCCTGACCCTGCCTTCTCAAAGGAGTAGACATAAGGCAGACCGATGTATGTCGCCACATGGACATCGACATCTGTAAAGATTAGATTGATACCTCGGACGCGCTTGCCACACTTTATTGAGCCGACTGAATTGATCTCAAAGTCACCTGCCTGATTGGTTGCCGATGGTGTCCAAACGGTATTGTTTTCTTGATCACACCAAGATACCTTGCGTGGATTACCTGATGCGCCAAGTCCAAAGACAAATCTTTCTGCTGTCGTCATCACAGCCTCGCAGCTCGTTGGCGCGTTAGTAATCGCCACCGCCTTTGTTGGCGTGGTAAAGCCTAACTGCCACTCAAGGAGCTGACCGTCGGCAGATGAACACGCAACCAGATACTCGCCCCATGAGTCCATTGACCAAGTAGTCGCTGGAATGATTGAACCTAAATCTGGACGCGCTACACCGTAGGCAGAAGAGCCATAAGTGCCGTAGCCGTAACCAGTCTTTAGCGTTGCGTCTGTGATGCCAGATGTGAATGTTGTTGGCGTGATGTCCTTTAAGACTCCACCCTCACTCATTGCGTAGAGCTTTGTAGGCGTGCCAGCAGCAATGTATCTTTCATCGGAGTTAGTACGCCATGTCAGCATTCCACGACTGACACCAGTCATCTGAGAGGTTGAGCGCTTACGCCACCCGCCCCAAGGTCTTAGCGTGTTCTCAAACCAACGCACAAGGTTTGAGTCAAACCAGCGACCCGCAGACTGGTACTCAGTACCGTTACGGTATACGCCAGCAGGGATTTTGATTGGTACGAGTGCCATAGGGTCTAATTATGCTGAAAGATTGGACACAAAGGTAACCGTCGCAATGACAGACGGTATAGATGGTCTTGTTGGTGTGGAGCTGGCAGCGTAGTGCTCAATGTATGCGCCAACATCTGAAGTGCGCCACATGAGTTCAACATAGTCGTTTGTGTCAAGACTTACAAAGAAGTTAATTGCACAGATAACATGGAATGGGTCTCCTGCGCTCTTTCGCGGTGCTAATCCAAAGCGTGAGTTTGACTTGTCGATGTTTGTGCCGTTCTTGCGAAACCAGATGTCAATGTCAACCGACGCATTCGTAGTGTTTACTAACTGCACGCTGAACTGAATGTTATAAATTCCAGCCTGAGACACATTCAACCTTGACGAGTTAGACAAGGTTACGCCATTGTTGAAGTCTGTCGTATCAAATGTGATGGCATAGGCAGTCGTCGTATTGGCTGCCGTCTGGTCTGTGCCGTCTTGGAATGCCCCGTAAGGATTGTTTATAAACCTACCACCGCGTGGTGACGCAATGGATTGCAAGGCATTTGTTAACTTCAAGAAGAAGGTACGCAACGCACCATTCGTTTGCGCAACCGTCAGACGGTCATACCTGTCTTGCGGGTTAGGCAGGTCTGGTACGGCAGGAGTCTGGAGCTGCTGATAGAAGTTCGTCATAGAGCCTTGGCATACTCTTCTTGCGTCAACAAGCCGACAGCGTATTTGTTTTGCGGTCTAAAGATGGTGAGTTTTTGTCCACGCATCTCAGGAGCAAAGGAGATGTGAGTCCAGCCCTTATCGCCAAACTCATGGATCATCTGGTCAAACTTGATACCTGCTGCGTCGATAGCCTTACAGACCTCTAGTGGCGTGCCAAAGCCTCTACACACAAAGTCAATAGCCCAGCCGTCCATGTGACTCGATACCTTGCTACCGCCCACCGCCACATTGACCTCTGGCAGTCGTATCCATGAGTTGACATTGATAGCCTTACCCAACAACTCTCTGACCTTCTCCATGCCAGCAGCAGCCACCTTCATGTTCTCAAGTTGCTGTGGTGAAGGCTGGTTGCTGATACCGAGCCTTGTGGCGGTGTCGGAGTGCGTTGCCTCCTCAAGTGTGAAGTGTTCACTTAGTTGCATCGTCTTCTCCCACAATAGCCTTCGCAATAGCAGTCGACGCCTTGCGTCCTGAGATACCGCCCATAGTGCCGACACCCATAAACGCAATGGCTTTCAAGATTTCAAGGAATACAGAGTCGATTGGTGCGAGTTCTGGGTCTTGCTTTTCAAAGCCGATCAGGTACAAGACACCAAACGCAATGCCAAGAACCATGATGGTGATCGACTTGACCACAAAAGACCATACCTGTACCTCAACCTCTTCAACGGTAGGCTGCGGACGGTTGACTTTAGCCAGCAATAGTTGCTTTAAGAATTCAATCATTTGCGTTTCTCCATTACCTTCTCAACGGTTCTGCCACCAAAGTAAGCCAACATGATCAGTTGACCCCACTCACCTAATAACTTCACATAGGTCTCGTTCACATTGACGCTGAATGCCGACATCATGGCAAATAGAAAGTATGCGCTCAGAATCGCTATAAGGGTCAATGGACGAATGTTCTTGGATAGGTAGGAGTCAGACTTCATGTCTGCTTCCCAGCGCTTTGTAACGGCTTCTAGTTCAGCCTTGGCAAAGTCTGCCTCTACTTCCGCCAGCTTCGCAGTTGCTGCTGGATCGCCAGCAATAGCCTTTGCAACGGCATCAACGCTATCAGACACGCCAAACTTACTAGCCAAAGCGGTAACAGCAGAAGCACCCATAGGACCAGCGACAGCCATTGCCAGCGTGGGTGCGACACCCTTGAGAAGATTGAGTAAGTCATTCATTTGCTTTCCTTGAGTTCTCGTTTGAGTTTACGCAACTCCTTGATTTCCTGTTTTAACTGAGCCTTCATGTACAAAGTTTCCACATACGCCATTGAGGTTGTACCCACAACAATACATAGCATCACGGCAATTAAAACCCACCAGATAAGTTTGACAGTTGCCACATTAGCCATCCAAAGATCAATGAAATAAACATAACAGCAACCAAACTACTTATCTTCTCAATCTGGTGAATTTCCTCTTGTTCTTGTTTCCATCTAGCAATTCGAGCCTTCCTGATCATCTCTGACCTTGCCCACGACTGCTCTTGCTCGATCTTGCCGTACATTACCAAAAATCTGCTGTACAAATCCTTCAACTCTGCTGGCGCGTAGACCATTGCCTCTCTGACCTGTTCTAGCAACTTCTCCATCTGTAACTGAACTAATACCCTCTCGATTGCTTTCTTGCTGGTGTTCTGGCTTGGGTCATAGTTAGTCTTGCTTGTTTCCTCTAGCTCGATGTAGTAGTTGTTGATCTGCTGTTGTGTGTCAAAGAGCAATCCAAGATTTTCACCAATGTCCTTAATTAGATTTAGTTCTAGCTGTTCGTAGGATTGTGTGGCTGCTGCTGTTTTGGCTGCTTGCTTGGCTGGCGCTTTCGCCACAGGCTTTGCCGTATCACTTGCAATCTTTTCTTTAGGTGCGAATAGTCCGATGAACCAACTAAAAATATTCTTGATTGCCTTAACATCGTCCAAGACTCCTTCGGCAGTCTTTTTAGCAGACTCAAGCTGAATACGACCTTGGTGTAAAAAGTCGCACCCCTGCTTAATAGCGCTGACAGCGCCTTGTGCCAATAAGAGAAGACTGAAAGGGTCAATGCTTTACCTCTTTATAAATCTGGTAACACTTGTGGCAGATCATCAAGACGGTGTAGATCAGAGTCGCCCAAATCAAGACTTCGCTGACCTGATAGCCAGCGACAGTAGCCAATGACACGCCTACTGGCGGTGCTACCTTGGCTGCAATAGCCCCTACGGTTTCTTCTTGGTGTGTCACGCTGTCACCTCAACCCATGCCAATGTAGCCTCGTTCCAAGAGTAACGCTTGCCATCCGTAGGCATTGGTGTAGGCGCAGACCACAGACAAGTTTCCTCGCTCATAGTCCATGATGGATATGGTTGTGGAGGTATGAACGCATCACGACCTGAGTCATAGGTGTAACCCACACCAGCGTAGTTCTTACGCAAAGGTGTATTGCCATTAGCATGAACACCGCCATGTGTGTTGTATGAGGTTTGCACCCATCCGTGACCAAAGATGCCAGAGTCAATGACATCTTGTTCTGCCACTATGACCTGAACTACTAACCCGTTTTCTACTTTTGCAAAGTGTGACATTTTTTTCTCCTTATGCCGTGTATGTACCTGAACTGTTATAGGTCAGAATTGTGTTTGCGCCACTTGTTGTGACAGTTGGTGAGCCTGTGGTTGCACCTGTGTATCGTGTTGTTGGAATGGAAAGAATGACAACACCAGAGCCACCATTTGCGCCATAACCATTTCCACCGCCTCCACCTCCTCCTGTGTTGGCAGTTCCCGCAACCGATGCCGAACTAGTGTCGTTAGGAGCAGCATTTCCACCGCCACCAGAACCGCCTGTACCCGCATACGAGCCTCCACCACCGCCAGCATAGGTTACTGAACTTCCAGTTATGCTCGATGCTGTGCCAGACCCCCCAGTACCTCCAACTGAAGCGCCCGCATCTCCGCCAACAGACGAACTACCTCCACCGCCACCGCCACCATAGTTGTTTGGCTGTCTACCAGTTCCACCCGCAAATCCTTGACCAGAAGTTGCTGTTCCACCATTTGATGGAGAGACTGCACCGCCACCACTACCTGACCCGTGACCTCCGCCCCCGCCAGAGCCGCCAGAGCCGCCAGAGCCTGTGTTGGCAGTTTGGCTACCTCCGTAACCTCCACCAACTGCGCCTGTACTTCCATTGACTAAAGTTCCTAATAAAGAATTAGAACCATTGGTAACTGTTGAAGAATTTAGTCCACCAGTTCCTCGACCTGTTCCACCAGCACCTACTGTAATTGTGTAAGTAGTTGTAGGAGTAAGACCCAAACCCGTAGCAGTTAACAATCCACCTGCGCCACCGCCACCAAATGAACCGCCAGCACCGCCAGCAACTACTAAGTACTCAATAAAAACGAGGGGAGTCAAAGACCCGCTAGAAGTAAATGTGTGAATAGTGTTGCCACCAGAAGATGTGACTGTTCCACCACCAAACACTTGTGAGCCAGCGTAAGAGATGATTACAACGCCAGAGCCACCATTGCCTCCAGCACCATCTGTGTCTGATGTAACACCACCACCACCGCCACCGCCAGTATTTGCAGTCCCCGCAGTTCCAGCCTGACCATTTGAACTTGCTCCACCGCCACCTCCGCCATTACCGCCAGCGCCTCCAGTTGCTGTTCCTGCTGAACCAGCCACACCACCACCGCCACCACCACCAGCGTAGTAAGTTGAACTTCCAGATATAGATGAGGCAACACCTACGCCACCAGCACCAGATTGACCAGATGCGCCAACTGCGCCAACTGCGCCAGCACCTCCACCCCCACCAACTACCCAATTTTGAGCATTACCAGCATTACCGCCAGCATTTCCTTGTCCAGAAGTACCAGCGCCTCCGTTGTAAAAAGTGCCACTTAATGCACCACCGCCACCGCCAGAGCCACCAGTTGCACCATTGCTACGATACCCGCCACCACCGCCACCAGTTGATGTGATTGACCTAAAAATCGAATTACTACCATTATTAGTAGTAGCACCAAAAGTACCAGCACCACCAGAACCAACAGTAACTGTATAAATTGAATTGCTATCTAAAATTAAACCAGAACCAGATAACAAACCACCAGCACCACCGCCACCAGTACCAGCACCAGAAGACCCGCCACCACCAGCCACTACCAAGTAACTTGCTGTCAAAGAAGACAAAGGAGATAGTGTTCCTGATGTAGTAAATGTGTGAATAACATTAGAGCCACTTGTAGTGACTACTCCACCACCAAACTGTTGTGGGGCAGGGTATGAAATGATGACTACACCAGAACCGCCGTTTCCAGCAATAATCGATGCACCGCCAGTTCCTTTTCCAGCACCGCCACCACCACCGCCAAGGTTGGCAGTTCCACTTGTGCCGTTTGTGCCAGTACCATTATTGCCAGTACCACCGCCCCCCGCACCGCCAGCGCCTTGCGTTCCCGTACCTTCCAATCCACCACCACCACCTCCCGCATAGGTAACGCTTGAAC